AGTCATCCCAAGCCTCTTCTTTATTGATTAATTGTTTAATTATCATTTCTACAGGTTATAATAGTAGAAAAGGTGTAATATTAAACATGGCGGTTGAAGGAAAAAATGAAGTAGCAAGAAGTTTATTAGATTTGCAGCCAACTGCAATTCTAGAATTGTACAAAGTGTTTCCAGATACAGTGGGGTCGCCCAATAAATTCTTGAGTTTTCATGGTGGCTCCGTCTTTGCTAACAATGTGATTTGGCAAGGCGTACAATACATACCTATTCCTGTAGAAGCCGAAGGATTTGGAGTGTTCGGGGATGGAACTTTACCAAGACCTAAGATTAAAGTCAGCAATAACAACAATATTATTAGTTATTTTTTAGGTAAATACAAAGATTTTAAAAACGCCAAAGTATTTAGAAAAAAAGTTTTTGTAAAACATTTAGATGACGTAAATTTTGATGGTGGGAACCCTTTCGGGTTAGCCAACTCTGATTCTGAGATCTCAGAAGAAAAGTATTTCATAGGGCAAAAAGTACAAGAAAACAAAGCTTTTGTTGAGTTTGAATTAAATTTACCTTTAGATCTAGACAACTTCGATGTTAATCATAGAACTGTAAATGCTAAATACTGTTACTGGCAGTATAGAGGTTTAGGTTGTCGGTATAATGGTTTACCAGTAGAACAGGAGGATGGAGCGGCTTTTACTGATTCTAATAATAGTATTATAACTATAAGTGCTGAAGAGCAAATCAATCTTGACCAGCGATTTTACCAATCTGATTCTGGTTATTCTATCGGTGAGACTGTTTACGTTGAAGACTCTTCGATTACAGTAGGCAGAACAGAATATAATAATGACCCCATACCGTACAGAACTTGGTATGTGTGTTCACAAGCTAATTCAGGGCAGCACCCAGAGGATAACCCTTCATTTTGGCAAAAAGATGGTTGCACCAAAAAAATAGAAGCCTGTCAAAAGCGTTTTTCTAGCGCAAGTTTGGTGAAAAGTTTTATCGGGGAAGAGGAGGCGACATCTGACTATTTAAATTTACACAGAACGGGGGAGGCTTCGTTCGCTACAGATGATGCGAATGTGACAGGGGTTTTTACTGGAGATGCTTGGACTTTATCAGTATGGGTTCGTGGTCAAGCCCAACATCAAGCTGACGATGGGCAATGGTATAATCCTGCTGTTTTCGCAACTCACGAATTACCAAGGACAGATTACAAGTTTACCCCAGCGGAAGACGGTACGTTTGGCGATAATGATTTAATTAGAGCAAACTTGCATTTCTCAGACAGACCCTCTGATCCAGACGAGAAAGGTCAATACTTAAATTTAGCCACTCCTACAGAAGACGGCGCAAAAAATAAATTAACAAAAGTCCAAACTAAAATAGCATCTCAAGATAAGTTTCATTGTCTTGTTTTTAGAAAAAACACTGATTCCACAATAAATATTTTAGTCGATCCTCAAAAAAATCAATATGGAAAAACTGTTTACTCCAGCGACTCAACTATAAATATTGATGGTGGCAACACTGGAGTTGATTTTCTTTCGCTATTCTCCGACAAAACAGGCAATTTGAATGAAAAAATTTGTCTTGGGGGCGACATAGCCCAATTTTGTCTTTGGTCAGGCAGACTTAATGACGATGAAGTTTGTCACATAGGTTCTACAAATGCAATATCGGATGCGGAAATATATTTAACAGACAATGGTTTGAAAAAGGCGACTCGTAATTACTGCGATTATGTTCCTCTGAAATACAATGAAGCTACTGGGTATTTAGCCCCGCTTACAGGATCAGACAGACTTTGTGTTTGGTATGACATGCAGACAGGCTTAAGCTCTAGTAAGCTTGTGATTCAAGACCAGTCCCATAATAACTTTGATATCACGGGCTTTGGAACTACGGGAGAATTTGAAAAACGTACGATAGAATATACAAAAGGAAAATTCCAAGAGTTTGTTCCCAATCAAAACGCTCAGTTTGAACTACCTTTTGGGGGTTTCCCCGGAACAGATGGGTTTGATTATAAATCTCAAGGATCTCAAAATAACATATGAATATAAAACAAGCTTTGCAAGTTATAGTTGACGAGTCAGAATCGAACTCTTTCATAGAGATATGTGGTTTTTTAGGGTTTGATAGAGAAAAAGAGACTTATGTCGTCCAAAATGAAAAAAATGTGGCCGAAGACCCTTCAAAACATTTCATGATCGACCCCCTAAATTACCTACTTTTTAAGGAAAGATATGACTTGTTAGCAGTTTATCATAGCCACATCAATACAGACGCTGAACCCTCAGAGTTTGACGTAAAAATGTCGAATAATTGTTGTATACCGTTTTTAATATACAGTATCGAAACCAAAAAATTTGATCTTTATGAGCCACAAAATCTAGAAACAGATGTAAATACATACAACAGGTTTAAGGAGGATTATGACAACTATTAGATTACATGGGATTTTAGCTCAAAAGTACGGCAAAGTGTTCAAAATGGACATTAGCAAGCCTAGAGATGTTATTAGGGCTATTGATGCTAATAGGGATGGTTTTAGAAAAACTGTAATGGATTTACAAAAACAAGGTTTTTCCTATGAAATTTTAGTTAATAAAAAAAGACTCAATAAAGAATCATTTTTAAATAGTAAAAAAGCTCAAGAAATAGACCTTGTGCCGTTTATTGTCGGGTCTGGTGTTGAACTACTTATAGCTTTAGCTATTAGTTTAATTTCTGCGGTTATTCAATTTGCTTTAATGGACCCGGGGACTATTGATGGAGGCGAAAGCACTGTGGGTGGCGCTAATGAATCGATGATGTTTAGCAGTAGTCAGATTAATCTTGCCGCTCAAGGCTCCCCTCTTCCTATTGGTTACGGTAGGTTAAAAGTTGGATCAAGTGTGATTCAAGCGTCAATGAAATCTCTCCCTCAGACAGCTGACGCTCTTGACGGAATGGTTGCTGACCCTTTCGTGTCTGAAGGTAACAACCCTAATGTTGTTGAAATTGCTGACTCAAGACCATTATCATGAATCACTTATCTAGAAAGAAAAAACTCTATGGAGCGGGTAAGAAAAAACCTAAAGTAAAACCTGCTGTTCTGCTCCCTCCTAAAATAGGCGAGTTTCAATTTGGGGCATCTTTTAGTTTTATTGAAACTTTAGATTTGATATCTGATGGGCCGATTGAGGGATTGGTGGATAGTGACGGTGATCTTTTAAATGAAACAGAGTTATCTAGAGGGGTTTATTTGGATGGAACCCCAGTTGCCATCTCCGTCGAAACAGATCAAGACCCTGAGTCCGAGTTGTCTCTAGAAAATAATACAACAGCTTCCACGAATATAACAACTTTTTCAAATTTAAATGCACAGGGAGGCAGCATTAACGACAGAAAGAGTTTGGTTAAAACTTTTAATGATAGTGATGAAGGTAATCTTAGGGAATCTGTTTCTACTATCACTTATCAGAATTTTGTTAAGGGATTAGATCCAGTCATTCGGGGGGGGGATAGCCGCTATCCACGTTTTGGAACCGTTGACGGATCATTTGGGGATTCTGCATTCAGTAACTCTGTCGGACCTCAGTTTTTGAAAGTAGAGAACGGACGACTCGGTTATTATCGTACGAGTGATGATATAGGGGTGGAAGGGAATTCTCCAAACTGGGACAGTATAGTCCAGATGCTATGGAATAATAATACTACAATAAGTAATTCCGATTGCTTTCTTTGTTTCACTAGAGCCAATAACAGTTGGTATCAAAACAAACTCAATCAAGAGGGATTTCTTGCCGCAGCTGATACCATTTTTCATACAAAACTTAATCAGAGTGACGATGTTCGAATTGGAGGAGAGGACTCTTCTGGAGTACAATTCTTTCAAGAAATTTTAAACAAATGGGCTAGTTACGGCCCTGCCTCTGACGGGGAAGAAGATACAAACCCTTTCATGAGAACGCTTATAGAGCAAAAAATGAATAAAGTTTTTGGCTCTGATCGATGGAAAACAACTTCCGCTTATGATCTTTCTAGTGAATTTTTTCGTAACACAAACCGATGGGCATCAGGTTATATGATCGCATATGTTCCAAATAGGAATATATTAAACACTGTGCCAGCAGGTTTAAAATTTAATGATGCAAGAGAGGTATCTTTAATACCTACCCAAAATAACGATTTACCCTCGCCAGTTTTTAAAGATTCATTCTATAAAGATTTATTAATTCCAATTTGTGATAAGAATGGCGTACTTCAAGAAAGTCAAGATATATTAGGGGCATCGTTTATGTTTTTAGAAAATAGGTATTTTGGCTCAACAACAGGGACGCAAGACTTCAATATCAATGGTTTGATATTAAAATTAGGAGCTATAACGAAATTAACAATAACTCAAACTGTACAGATTAATACCCGCAGCGCTAAATATAATTACAATAACGTTTTACTTGAATTTAGAAAAGGTTACGAGGATCAAAAACCCTTCCATTACTTTAACAAAATCCATATAGATAAAAGTGTAAACAAAAATGTTTATGGAGCTTTTAAACCAGTAGGGCAAGTCCAAAGAATAAAAAGGGACAATGCAAATAAAAAAAATGACTTCCCTATGGATCGAGCCGACTACTCTGGCCCAAATCTTACTCTTGAAAATGGCTTACCTACTAACGAGGGTAGTAATGATAACCAACGCCAAGGGTCTCAATCGGTTACCAAAGATTACTCCTCTTGGAATTCAATGAATAATTCATACAGGGTAGAAGAAAGAGCTGCCCCAATTACATATTATGTCATTAACCCAAATGTCTCTGAGGTTTTCGTAACATTACAAATAGATTCTCTTTTTGATACTATTGAGCAGAGTTATAGAGGAGATGGGGATAATGTTTTTAAAGTTGGTGATAAATTCCCAGCTATTATGAATGTTGCGATTGAAGTGGGTAAAGTATTGTCTAATGGGACGCTTCAACAAACGCTAACAAAAACTTATAGGATTTCAGCTCTTGTAGAAGGGACGACTGTTATCGATATAGGCAACCCTAGTAATATAAATGATCCCTCAAAATTTAAACATATTAGAGATTTTCAAAACTTAAGTGGCGATGCCGACTTATCTACACCGTTCCCACTACCAAGAGTTAACGATTACTCATCGAACAATTCTTACTCTTCTCCAGAAAAGAGGTATGTTAAAGTAAGTAAGTTATCAACGGAGACATTCTCAGTTCTAATTTCTAAGGAATTAACGTTTGCTAAGGTGACGGAGATTATTCCAGTTAATTTAAAGTACCCATTCTCCGCGATAGTAGGGACAAAACTGGATTCTAAAAGTTTCTCTTCTACGCCAGCAAGATCTTTTGATGCTAGATTAAAATTAGTCCTGATTCCAACAAACTATTTCCCAACTCAACAAACTAATAGGAAAAAAGATAAAAGATATTACGATGATGCGTCTGAACTCGCAAACGCTTCAGAAGAAGATAAATCTGTATATCAGGGGGATTGGAGCGGAGGGTTTAAAATGGGTTGGACTGACAATCCAGCTTGGATTTTATACGACCTTCTCACGAATACTCGATATGGTTTAGGTAGATATTTAGATGAGAATGACATTAATAAATGGGAACTTTACAAGATTGGCAGATTCTGTGACGCTGTAGACTCAAACGGAAATTTTGAAGGTGTGCCAGATGGTAGGGGTGGTTTAGAACCTAGATACTCTTGCAATATTATGTTCAAGAGTGATGAAAAAGTTTTTGATTCCATACAGCTCATATCAAAATTGTTTAGGGGGCAAACTTTCTTTAGAGCCTCAGAAGTTTCATTTGTTGATGAAAGGATCAAATCTCCTGTAGCTATATTTAACAATAATAACGTAAAAGACGGAGGATTTAATTATTCTAACCTAAGAAGAGATCAACAATTCAACACTGTTGAGGTTTCCTATTTAGATAGGTTTGAAAATTTTACGCCAAAAGTTGAAGTCGTTGAGGATGAAGAAGATATTAGAAGTAGAGGTGTATTTAAAAAAAGAATTGATGGGTTAGGTGTGACATCCAGATCTATGGCTAGAAGAATTGGCCAACATTTGATTTACAAGACAATCAAAGAAAATCAAAGGATAGCATTCACTTCTGGTTTAGAAGCTTTACTGTGTCAGCCCGGGGATCTTATTCTTATTGACGACGATTTAAAGAATGAAAAATCTAACTTCGGTAAGGTTCTTAGCGTTGATGTAGATAACCAATATATTCAATTAAGCGGCCCATACTCTGCTGACTCTATGACGGGTATATTAACTGTGTATAATCCTACAGGAGAAACTTCAATCTCAGGTCTGAATGATATTGCTGAAACAAAAAGAGCCAGAACAGATACTTTTACTATTACTGGTGTTCCATCAGTTATTACTGACTTTAATACCTATACTGGATTGTATAATTTTTCAGGGTATACAGATGGTTATACAAGTTTTGATATAGAAGAATTAAGTACATTTTCTGAGTATGCCTTGTATACAGGTACTGGAGATAACATGTTGTACTTTAGCACGGATTATACAGGTTGGACATTCGCGACGGGCCTTGAAGAAGCGAATAGAGATTTTGTAGCTAAATCAACAGGTGTTCAGAATCTGGCTCAATTAAATACTGGTATTGTTTCGACTTATGATAGTACCGATCCAGATAAAAGAACCACAACAGAAGAAAATATTTCGGGATTCTTTAGTGGCGATTTGAATGATTTAAATATTGGGGGCATATTAGAGTCAGAAATAATCCAAAATTCAGAACCTCACATTATGACTTTTAATGTTGCAGCGGGTGGAGCTGTCGATAATGGTGATGGATTTAGCTTTGTTAGCGGTGTAGATAAACCTGACTTCTTAAAGTTTATCAAGTTGGGTAGCCCATACAGATTTGATCTAAAAGACGCAAGTGACATCTTGTACAAGATCGACTCTATTAAAGAAAACAACCCTAACGAATATTTAGTATCTGCGGCTAAGTTTGATACTGGTAAGTTTTCGTTAATTGAAGATAATATATCTTTAGATAAAAAAGAAAACACATATGATTATAATGTCGCCACCACGATTGGCGACATAACCTACAGCGGATTGAAGGCTCCAGAGAATTTATCCATCACCACTGGTGTAGGTACAGAAACAGACACTTTCTTTATTAGTGGCGATTGGGACGAGGTAGCAGAAAAATCAAGTTATAATTACGTTCTAAGTTTCCCTAGCAGTTCTAAAGTATCAGAAAGTACGACAAACGAATCTGTCAAGTTTGACAATTTAAGTTCTATAGGCAATTACGCTTTAAGCGTAAAAGCTATCGGATCTTCTTCGGATACTTTGAAAACTACAGATTCTGAATTCTCAACCGTAAGAACATTCATTCTTTATCAAGCTTTAGAAGACTTTGATAGATCTTTTATAACAAATGTAACATTTAGTTAAATGCCTTTATACGAATTTACACCATCTTTCACTGTCGATCAAACGGATTTAAGTTTGACATCTACAGGTAGCGGAGTACACCTTAAAAAAGATGTTACTGTTAATCTGGGTATTTTAGATAGGATTAGTGGAGGGGTAGCGGGTAATGAAGAGCTTTTAGCGAACCCTTATGTTAATAGTGTCAGCGTGGATATTCTAAATATTGATGGGACTGTTAAGTTTCAAAATTACCTTACTAATTATAAGTCTAATATATTTAGTATAACAGAGTATAACAACATTAATGTTTTTGGTCAATACACGAAAGACTTTGGCATTAAAGCTACTGTTTCAGAGAGTTCGCAGATTAACAGTTCTGAATTTTATTTTTATGGCAATGTGCCTGAATTTAGTGGCATAACAATTAGAGATTCGACAGGTACAACCTCTCACTCTTCATCTGCCAGCAGTAAGACAGCTGTAAATGCAAGCGGTCAAACTGGGGTTTTGACTAGCACCGTAACATTTAATAATAATACCGCTTACACAGCTTTTGATAGATTAGAAATTTACAGTTCGACAGGTTCAGACGAGTTCACTAATCAGATTAATCCTACAGCAGCTTTTTCAAATAGTCTAACCAGTGAGACTATTCAATCATTTAATATTAACGAAGGCGCATTGCCTAGTGATACTGGTGTATATCTCCACTTTGTTCCCTACGGTCAGCTTGGCACAGGTGAAGCTTGGACTGTTGGCCCATACACTTTCAAAGATAATCCTATCCCGACTAATAGGTTTATCACCACAGAGGATATTGCAGATTTGGGGGGCAGCGATGTAAGGACGGTTACCGCTGGCGGCAATACCCTTGACTCTAGTGAGACGTTAGCTTTTATAGCAGGTTCGAATATACAAATTACGGAATCTTCTGGTGAGGTTACGATTGCGTCACCCTCTGGCGTAGTATCGGATGATGTTAACTTTATAGTAAAACTTACTCAGGCTGAGTATGATGCCATAACTCCAGATTCTAATACTTTATAT